CTCGAGGACCGCCTTACCTTGAACGGCCACGCAATCGTACAGGGCATCCAGCTCACGGAAGCTCGCCTTCGGAGCCTGCGTAAGCTCTGTGAAAGCATCCATGATCCACTGATCAGCGCGTTGATCGAGGTCCTGTCGATTGCCCATTCGAGCAATGACTTCGGCCTTGATTTCATCGTAGGTCTGTGGATTCATCGTGTCCCCCTACGCTGCGTAGACGACGGAGCGTAGCCGGTTGATCTTGTTCCCGGCATTCGCGGTGAGGGTCGTGATGCTGAAGTTCGTCTGGATTCCAAAGGACAGGTCCGTGCCAGTTGTGATCCCTTGGAACACAGTCGAGGTCGGAGTCGTCAGCGATGCCGGTGGGTTTCCTGGGTTCGGAGCAGCTGTCCTGACCGTTGCGTCGACCCAGATGGTCCCCGCGCTCACGATGAAGAAGTAGGCGTCGATCGCCCACGGAATGACACTGGCTGCAGAAACAGCCACCGGCATGGAGCATATGCGAGCCCCAGCCGCGAAGACGATCACGTCCACTCCGTAAGCACCAACCCTGATAGCCGTGCCCATTGCCTTGTAACGGTAGCCCTTGCCTACCTCCAACATGGCCCCCGCCATCATCGTCGGGGCTGACACAGTACCGATGGCCGTGACGGGAATGTCGAGCGAGTCGTCGAATGACTGGAGTATGCCCCCAGGCAGAGGCACTCCCGTGAGCTTGCTGTACTGGAGACTGATGATCCGGTCATCTGTGATGGTCCCGGCCTGGACATGGGTTCCGCCATGTACCGAGCCGTTCATCATGTGGAGGTTGTTGATCGAGTTGACGCCGATCTGTTCTCCCCTGATCGAGCCGTCGACGATGTGTCCGCTGGCTCCACCGATGATGGAATGGAGAGCGATCTTCGGGCCATCGACAGCTCTGGGATAGATGTGATTGTTCTGAACTGCAAACGTTGCGAGATCGGGGTCAGGATACGTTCCTGTTAGTGCTCCACCCGCGGGTCCGACCGGCGCGTTTGGTACGTCGATCATCGTGTTCCACGCGTCGTAGAGCATGTTCAGGTCCGCGTCGAGCTCCGTAGGGATGACGTTCTTGAACCCCTTACGGTAGGAGTCCTCGAAGTCCTTGACGCCGCCGCGCTTGTCAGATCTCTGAATACTCATGGCTTCCTCTCGCACGGATCGACCGCGCCGTACCACTGGAGTTCGTACCAGAGACCGGTGTACCACTCGTTTGATGTTGTCCCCTCACCTTGGCACGACACTGGCTGCTCAGTGTTGACCGGCTCTTCCTTCGGTGCCGAGATGTCCTGCAGGTAGTCCGAGTGAGTTTTCTCGTCGTCGCAGTCCTTGCAGACTAGGCGGTTGTTCTTGTAGTGCCGAAACGACTTCGACAACGGATAGTCGGCGCCGCACAGGAAGCACTCGAACCACTGCTCCCCGTACCTTGGGAAGTGCGGGCCAGGGTAGTCACTCCCTGTCTCGCCTCGTGCTCTGTTGTCCATCAATTTGCTCCTGTGCATGTTGCACTGGCGATGTAGCGTAGGTTGCTACCAAAGGTCAAAGTGGAGATCGCCGTCGAGGACGTCTTCCATTCCGTAGCACTGATTGGTCCCGAGAACAGCTGGTGCAGCTTCTTGGTGTCGTCGCTGTCAGGTGGGGTAATCTCGGTGACTGCGCCACCCCCAAGTACTAGGGTACCTGGCGGGCAGGTCACAACCACCTCGATGAGGGTACCACCTACAACTTGCCCGAAATCCTGGGTAATAGACACAACTTGTGGGACACCTGCCGCTGCACCTGGAGGTCCAGGCGCGCCAGGAGTTCCAGGTATTCCCATTGGTCCTGTTGGACCTGGAACTCCTTGTGGGCCTTCGACACACCGCATCCGCTTAAGGCACCAGAACACCTTAGGACCAACGGGCTTAAACGGGCACTTGGCACAGAAACACGCAAGTGCATCGTTAGCTACTAGCAATAGCAATAGTGCAATGATTCTCATTTAGATTATCTGCATGAATCCGCCACGCAGATCCAGGATGTTTGCGGCATTTGCCGTAATGAACACGCCCCCAATCGTCGGGGCCAATATTGGCATACTTGCCACCGTGGGCTGATAGCCAACAATCCCATTCGCCGTGATCGCTTCCGCCGTAGATCCTCCGGCGCGTGACCCAGATGCCTGTATCAGGCCCTGGACCAACAACTGCTGCGAGCTCCACGGCACGATGCGAAGGTCCATGTTCCAGATACCATTCACGTTACTGCCAGGTGCCGTATACGCTAGCTGGGCAATCGTCGGCCCCGTCGGAAAGGCTCCGCCAGCTAGAATGATGTACAGCGTCTGACCTGCCACGAGGGCAAATAGGCCACCGCCAACGACCCGAATGAGGCGGCTGCCCCTAGTGGTGAAGCTCGGGAACGTACAGAGGTTGAATGGCGAATTGCTACTGGCCCCACCGCTCGCGTACCCGGCAGCGAACGGCATCCCCGTAACTGCCCGAAGGGTTCCCTCAGTTGAGGATACGTTAAGGTCGCCTGCCTTTGTAAGCTGCGCGATCGTCGACAGGAACGCACCACCTGGAGCAGAGCGAGATATGTCAAGTGCATCCGTCGCAACGTCCCCGAACAATGAGATACCCCACGACGGCATCGACACGTCATCTTGTGTCCATCCTGGGGCTGTCGTCAGTGTATCATTGATCGTTATGCGGACGTTATTGTTCGCGGTGTCCGTGATCACGCGCGCTTTGACGGTGCGCCCACCAAGCGTTAAACACGTCAGGTTGCCGGTCGCTGGGACGGCAAGCCCCTTCGTGCCATCAACCGGGATGAGATTGTTACCAGACACCGTCCAGTAGCCCGCGGGTATCCACGCTGCACCATCGGAGACGTACAGCAGCTTCGTCGCCGTGTTCCAGTACATGTCTCCCGACGCACCAACGGCTGGCGCCGCGGCGTAGGGAGCTGCGTTTGTTATCCCGTAGCGCCTCATCCGATCACGACGATCCTGTATCCTGCTCCGAGGTTGGGGTTGTACCGAACTGTGAGGGTGTTGACGGTGGCAGCATCCCAATCGACTTCGACGGACGTATAGGGAGTCGCACCGTTATAGACCTGCACGTGAACGTCACGTGTGTTGAGGTTGTGGGTGACGGTCTCTGGGCTCGTGGTCCCCGTGAGGGCCGCTGCGTACTTCTTCGTGAACGTAGTATCGACATAGCTCTTGGAAGCGATGACGGTGGTGTCGACGGCAACCGTGTCGGCGGCGACTGTGATACCCGTGCCGGCCCCGACATCGAGCGTGTTGCCGGTCTGGGTAAGACCATTGCCAGCGGTGACCGTGCCCCCACCTGCGAACTGGACCCACGTGATTGCCGTCGTGTCGACAGTGATGGGATTGTCTGTCGTGCAGACCCACGCAGTATCTTTGTTGACCGTGCCCTCGGAGACAAACACCGCTGCGTTCGGGAACTCGGTGTTGAAGTCCATGTCCGTGACACGGGTCCACCCTCCAGAGGAGGCAGACCATACACCGTTCTCGGCAGGGGCCGTCTGGTTCTTGAGCAGGACTCGGTCGTTAGCAATGACCGTAATCCCATCTACTGCAATGAGTCCGGACTTGGTGACGTTTGCCGTCGACGCGACCCGAACATTGTCCTTCCACGCGAGGCCACTGATCAGGCCATCGACGTACTGCTTCGTGACCGCGTCGGTTCCCGCAACTGGGGCGCCTAGGTTGGTGATGAGGAAGCCGCCCATGCTGACGTTGGCCGTCGCGGCCGCATGAGCCGAGACCGGGATCGTCGAGTGGGCCGCCGCGTCGTGGGCTGGGAACCCGTGCTTGTGGTCGCCACGGGTGTAGAGGGTACTTACGCCAGCGACTGGCGCGTCACCGAAAGCCTGCGTTGTGACCGTGTCTGAGGCGACTGCACCAGCCCCACCTTTGGCCGCAACCCACTGGGTCCCGTCGTACCAGTAGAACGTGTTGTCGGCCGAATTGAAGTACATGAGCCCCTTGACAGGCGCCGCAGGCGCCGTGCCGAGGTTCTGCATGACCGCATTACGGATCTCGTTCTTTACTATGTCAAGTGGGCCGTAGACGGTAGGCATGTATTACCCTCTAGCTTAGATAAGCCTCTCCACCCACGGAGGCAGAGAACGTTAGAGTAACTGTCGTGCTCGTGTAGTCCACGGCTCCTGGAACTATCTGTCGGCCGGATGAATCGACAGCTGTGACGTTGGGACGAAACGAAAGACCGTGAGTGATCACCCAGGTCGTGGCAGCAACCGATTGAACGTGCCGGTACGATTCCCCTGTACCGCCGCTCCCGCCGCTGCCACCACCTGCCGCGATCGCTTTGTCTAAACCAAGAAAGACTCGTTGGAGCTCTTCAACATGCTGGCGTGCCCAGATGACGACTTGCTCTCTGTCCTGCAAACGTGTAAGGCTTACGATCCTCACGTTGTCTCACCCCAGCGCTCGCCGTCAGTAAAGCGGCCAAGATAGTCCTCTTGTGCCCACCGGGCTGCATCGAGCGCGTCCATGATGTCTGGCGCGCGCCCGATGCAGCCCCTCAACTGTGGGAACCGCACTTCCCACTCTTCGCCATTGTACTCGATCTCGATGCGGTAACGCGGGTCCATCAGACCACGACGGCTCCGAGTGCTCCCGCGACACCGGGTGTGATCTCGACGACTTGGCCCAGGTTGTTCCTGAGCCTGATGCCACCGACAGCGGCGCGCATGAACGCGCCCATGAACGGCTCCTCGGTGCTGTAGTTCTTGACACCGACGGCATCGACGTCTGTGACTCCTTGATCTCCAGGACCTGTGCGGATGATCGTGATTCCCTCCCGGTTGGCCGAATTCGGGAACAGGTTGATCACGTCTGCCTGGAGTGGAAGCGCGAACGGGGTGATGGTGAAGCCGGTTCCACCCGCGTTCATCTCGTACCGGCACCACTGCCCTTGGGCCACGTTGTACAGCCCCATGTGGGGCTTGCCGATGGCAGCGTTGTACCCGAACTCGACAAACCGGTTGTTGTCGTAGTTGATGAACCTGAGCATGGTCACAGGTGCATCCCGACCATCGAACACGGTCATGGCCGGATTCCGGTCCTTCTGGATGGTGCTGAACGCAGGATTCGGGACGTAGGTGATGGTAGTCCCTACGACCTTCATCTCCATGGCCTGCGCGTCGGAGCTGAACCACAGCGCCGAGTAGAAGGTTCCGGGTGCCCCCGGCACGGCTTGGTTGCCGCCCGGCGAGAATAGCACCCGCACCCGTCCACCCGCCGCGACTGCGAGCTGGGAGATGTCACCCCGGCTCGAGACTGCGAGGGCTGATCTCATGGCTCACGCTCCCTGAGAGCCGTACACTCCCCGCCACTCGCCGGCGCCCACGGAGAAGCGCTGGAAAGCCTTGAACTTGGCGTCGCCGGTGTCGAAGTCGTCACCGTTCTGGAACCTCTGCGCCATGCGCTCGAAGAAGTTCAGATCGTGGTCGCCCTTCCCAGCCAGCAGGAACCAGCTGTCGGGGTCCACGATGTAGTGCCCGACCATGTAGTCGAGCCCCTCCTCGCGGAGGGCATTGATCTCGTTGTTCGCGGTGTAGGGCCGGAACTCCGAGCCGAGGATCTCCCGCGCCGTCATCTTCAGCTGCGGCCCGCAGAGCAGGGTCTTGGCCTTGATGACGACCGGAATGTCCATCTCGTCCGTGAGAGCCTCGAACGAGATGATTGCCGCTTCCAGGCTCGTCGGCGACAGGTCGGCGTCCGTCGAGGCCCGGTTGCTGCCCGTGCCGCCGCCCAGCTTCGTGTGGGTCGCCGCGATCAGGGGCTCGTTCACGCCGAACTTGGGGAAGCCGTACTCGACGGTGAACGCGTTGTTGAGCATGTTGAAGAACGCGACCTCGCGGGCATTCCGGGCCGCCTTGGCGAGCTCCTTCGTGTTCTTCTTCATCACGTTGTAGAGATCGTCTTCCATCATCTCCAGGGTGACGCGGAAGCCGAGCCCGTACGTGAGGTGGGTGTACCGCTTCTTGCCGCCCTGCCGAAAGTCCTGGTACGTGATCCCACGACCTTCGGGCTTGACGGGCATGGACCCCAGGCCGCCCACTTCGAGGTCTTCCTCGTAGGCACGCTTGGAGGTCTCGCTGTTGGCGATCTTGCTGTACTCGGGCGGGCGCTCGTCCATTTCCTGGAAGAACACCTTGCGAAGCCCGGGTGCAATCAGGTAGGAAAAGGCACCTGTTACGTTGACCATTGGTCCCTATCCTCCTACGCTGCCTTGCCCAGTTGGGTGGCGCTCTCCAGGAACTTCCCGCGGGCGATCTTCTGCCCATTGGGGAGTGTCTGGATCTCCATGACCAAGAAGGTCCCCGCGGTCGCCCGATCCGCTGTCCATACGCCAGCGGCCTTGTTGAGCGTCACGAGCTTCTTGATGTCTGCCTGAACTGCCCCCGGCATCACCACTCCGAAGAGTGTGTCGTCGTTGGCGATCCAGACGGTGACTGGCCGGCCCGCAACGGTGGTCGCGGGCATTGCTGCCACCCCGACGACTGATGCGGCCCCTGTGGCGGCCACGGTCACGGCTCCCGCCGCGTCCAGGACCACCGGCTCACCGACCTCGAACGACTGCGCCGCCGCCTCTGGAAAGGTCAGCGTATGCGGCGAGTTGCCCGAGACGGTCATTTGCTGCTCGAGCTGCCTCATAGTTTCACCCCTTTTCGTCCAGCTCCACGTCGTCGCGGGAGACACTGCCCGAGTAACCGGGAACGTCCCGGTGCTCCTCGAAGCCGACTCCCCCGACTGCGTTCTTGAAGCTGGAGCTCACACCCGTTGCGAGTGCGTCGATCTTGGCCTTGTTGCGCTTCCGGTACACTTCGTGCAGCTCCTTCGGAATCCGCGCGAGTACCAGATCTCCGACCTCGACGGTCCGCTCCACGGACTCCCCACCTTTCAGGGGGGTGCCGTCGTCACGAGCGTACGTCTTCTCTTGGCCACCCGCCTTGACGACTTCGTAGCCGAGGAAGTCCGTCTTGCGGGTCATGTTCAGCTTCTCCTTGCGGAGCCAGCGGTAGTGGTAGTTCGGGTCCTTGTTCTCGACCGTCAGAGGATCGAAAACACCGCCGGCGATCTTCTTGTCGATCTCGTCCTTGACGAACTCGATCCCCATTTCAGGCCGCCTTTCCCTTCTTCGTGGACTTGGGACGAACGCCGCCAGGAGTGGCCCAGCGATCCCAGTCGTCTTCGCCCATGTCGAAGGCCTTCATGACTTCCCGTTCCTCACGGGTCATCGACTTCGGCCGCTCCTTGTCGGGCTCGGCCGAACTCGCGCCCTCGGGACGAGAGCCGCGTTCACGTTCGGATTTCTTCGCCTCCTCGATCTCTTCGTCGAGGTGTTGGGACCGAACGTACTTCAGCGCCGCCGTGTAGGAGCCAGACTTCGCCTTGACGTCCAACGGCATGTCGCGCATGAACTCGTCGATCTCCTTCTCGTACTTGTCGAACTGAGCGCCGTGCCTCGACCGAGCCGCTTCGCGTTCGGTCTCTGCGCTCCGCCCGAAGTACTCCTGCAGAATCGGGCCGACCCGCATCGTCACGAGCTCGTTCATCGCGGCGACGGGATCTTCGTCGAACTTGTCTCGCATGTTCTTGACGCGCTCTTGGGCACTCTTGGCCCCCGCGTCACCTTGAGCAGCAGCCCGCTGGATCTGATCGAGGATGACCTGAACCTGGCCGCGAGCCGTGGCTGCCTCTTGGAGGCTACGTTCCGTAGCCCCACGAAGCTCCTGGTTGTCGCGCTCCAGCTTGTCGATTCGAGTCTTTGCAGACTCTTCGTCTTCAGGCTGTTCCTCCGTCTCGTCCGTGGTATCCTCCTGCTCGTCCGGGTCGATTGTCATCTTCGTTTTCCTTCAGCTGTGCCTCTTCGAGGCGATCCAGCAGCTTGTCGCCGAACTCGATGAAGATGTTCAGCGCGTTGAACTCACCCTTAAGTTCCAGTACCGCCTCCCATGTTGGGGCCCCCACCATTCGGAGGAGGCAGCCCTGTCTGGCCTCCAGGAGGTGCTCCCACAGGAGCGCCCACTCCGGGTCCGTTCGGATTTTGTTGAGGGCCTCCGACAGGTCCTCCCTGCTGTTGGGCAGCGGCGGCATTTGCACTCTCCAGTTGTTCTGACAGGCTCGGCGGCAGCAACGTGTCGACGGCCCTGATTTCGAAGGTCTGGACGATCATCTTCATCAGATAGCGAGCCCCGTCGGCCATCTCCGCGACCATCAGCTTCACAGGCGGCGGGGTGTCTGGATTCAGGGCTATCGACGACATCTGAATCACTTGCTGGTAGTACTGCGTCAGGGTGCCCATCATTGAGAGCAGGCCCTGTTTCTCGATCTCGCGGTTGATCGTGGCGGTGCTCGCCGTGAGCTCCATTCCAATACCGTCCGCGATGAACTCCTCTGGGAGGTCGAGAACCTGCTCCACGAGCTTGCCGTCCGAACCCTTCACGAAGTACGCCATGCCCTTGGGCCGGAACTGGCAGTTCAGGAGCAGCAGCTTCTTGCCCACGGACCCCAAGCAGTCGCGGACGTCTCGGACGTTCAAGTCGAATCGTCTGTTTCCCTCTTGGATGAGCGCGAGCGTGCCCGTCGCCGTCGCGCGATTTCCCATGACGTTGGACTCTCGCCCAAGTTGGTAATCCGCGACGCCCGACCTTCTCTCCGCATACGCCAGACAACTAGTCTCCAGTTGACGCATTGAAGGATAGATGTCAGCCATCGGCAGGGAAACAATGTCTCTACCCGGGTCCGGAACCGTGAGGAATCGGCCAGGCCAGACGCGAGTCCCGTTACGGACAACACCACGACGTCCGATGAAGAACCTCGTGTTCGCCAGCGTCGCGTTGTCGACCTGCTGGTTGTGAAGCGTAGAAATTTCCTCTTGCAGGAGCGAAAGCTGGCGAGAAATCCCAACGCCATCGCGCTTGCCCTCTCGGTCAATGAACTTCCCCTTCTTGAAGGGCCGTTCGCCTGTGATGTCTGGGTTGTAGACACAACGGGCGACGGTACTTGTAGGATGGTGATAAGTGATCATCACCGGGACTGGCAACTTGCTGCCACCAAGCGGGAGATCTGCGTAGATCTCGTACATGGTGTTGAGCTTGTCCTTCGACTTGCTCGTCTGCGCCTCGAACTCGTTTTCGAGCACCTTCTCCTCCATCGGAGTCGGTTGCTCTTTGGCGGCAAGGATCTTGTCGACGTCGTCGTACACCTTGTCGTGCTGGCGCCACCGGAGCTGGCCATCCGTGAGGCGTACCCTGTGCGCCAGCCACTCAGCCTGGTACAGCTCGTCCTCGATGCCCGCCTGGCAGATGATATCCGCCAGGAGAACGTGTTGGACCTGAGGTCGGCGGACCACCTTGTCGACTGGGCGGGCAGCACCGTTGGAGA